ATCCATGATGAATGATCTAAAGTCAATTATTGAGACCTTTGAAACCGTATAAAGATAAATTGACATACAAATCTATGTTGACTGTTATTACACCGTGTGCACGTCCTGAAAATTTGCATTTACTTGAAGAGTCTTTGGATTTAGATCGTGTCAAGTGGTTGATCGTCTATGATACAACCAATGGACCGTTTACAAAACGATTCACTCATCCAAACATTACTGAGATAGGTCATCCAACACCTCCTGGAGGATGTGCAGGTCACGCACAAAGAAACAAAGGATTAGACTGTGTGTTTGAAGGTCTGATTTACTTTTTAGATGATGATACAGTCATGCATCCTGATTTTGGTAAGATTTTTCCTTTATTGAATGGTGATGATCATTTCTATACTTTTGATCAACAACGATGGGATGAGTTTGTATCAACTCCTGGAGGAACGTTCAGAGGAGATACACCTGCAGTTACCAAAATAGATAGCGCGCAATATGTTGTTCCACGTCATATGTGTGGACGATTCGTTGAAACTGATTATCGTGCAGATGGATTCTTCATTGAAGAGGTTCATCGATCCTTTCCTGGAGCACATACGTATTTCCCAGTCGTTGCATGTTATTACAATTATCTAAGACGCCCTATGAAATGAACCTAAATCCTGCTAAATACACTGTAATACAATATGCAAGAACACTTAATATAAATACCCAAACCCAAAGAGGAAAAATAGTGGCTTCACGATCTGTTACACCAAATGGTCGAATCATTCCTTCACGCCCAAAGGCGACGGACGGTTTTAGATAGAGGAATGTAGCCATTAAAAAGAGATAAATAGTTACCATCCACATACGATGGTTTCGTCGGGTTAAATCCATTGTATCAAGCAGCGTAAAAAGTTTATCGGTTTCGTCTTGAACGTGTTCTCTTTGAACGTTTATGTCTTCGTGTCTTGCCTCCACTAGTTGATTTTAGTTCGTGAAATATATGAATCGGTCTCTTTTCACTAGGGTTTGCGATTATAGTTGTATCTGATTCTTTAATTGTAGTTAGATCATCGTTCAAAACATCCATACCAATGACATAATATCCAGGCGCGAACTGAACTGGAAGTGTATCTGCACGTTTAACACGAATATATTTATACTCTGGTGGTCCACTCACATTCACATCAGAACTTAAAACATAGGTTTCACCAACCTTTAGTTGTTTAATTCCTATTTCAACTCCCATATTAGAAGGTTCGCTCATTTTATGTTTAACGCTTATATTTTTTTGAACGAGTGCGCTTTGAACGAATCTTTCTTCTAGTTTTGCGACCTGAGTATTGAGTTCTTTTTGGATCAGCGCCTTGAATACCTGCTTTTTTCTTAAGTTCGTCTTCTTGTTGATATGCATTTTTACCTTCAATTCCAGTTAACATACTAGCAATTTTGCTTTCAGGTCCGTGTGATAGTCCAGTATATGCTCCCATTAGTTTAGTATTTCTTAAATTTCTACCCATTTCTTTAAGATCATCCACAAAGAATGGAGATTCTTCAGATGGTCTACGAGCTATTATAGTAGGAATCCAACGACCACCAGTATCACCAATAATTTTAAATTCAATCCATAGTATACCACTCTTTCGTTCTTTATCTATTGATTTCATTTTTACAGGTATATAGAACTCTTGGTTTGTTAAATGCATATAACTTTCTCCTACAACTAGTTTATTTAAGTCAACACGATCTCCTACTCTTGGATTATCCATTATGTTGAACGCTTATTTTTTTCAACACGCCTCAATATAATGAGGGCAACACAGTATGTACTTCCTAACAGAAAGGCGTTTTCAGACGCAATCACACGAATGTTCATTAAATCAGACTACCGATCCAAGGATAAAGACCCATTAGATGAAGAAGACAAGAATATTGACCTTTGTTTGCAACGAAGTGGAACTGGACGTGAATTGTTTCCGTATCAAAAGATCATTCGCGACTACTTGAAGATTGAAACGCCATATCGTGGTGTGTTAGTGTATCATGGATTAGGATCTGGTAAAACTTGTTCATCCATTGCAGTTGCTGAGTCTTTGTTGACCACGCAAAAGGTGTATGTTATGATTCCTGCTTCACTTGAAAAAAACTACCGCGAGGAACTTCAGAAATGCGGTGATCCAATCTACGCAGTGGAGAACTTTTGGACATTGAAACCTATGTCGGATGAAGTCCGTGCAGAAGGTAAGAAACTTGGAATTTCAGACAAGTTCATGGACAAATATAACAGTATCTACACAACTACGTCTGGAAATGAACCGAACTTTGAGAGTCTGTCTACTCAAGACAAGAAGTTGATTCGTGAACAAATCAAAGACATTCTTGAACAACGATTTACGTTTATTCGCTACACAGGTTTGACAAGAAACTCAATTGCAGAGTATACTGTTGAAGGAATGTATGATGATTCAGTTGTAATTATTGATGAAGCACATAACTTGATTTCACGTGTCATCAATGAGTCTGAGATTACTGATAAGTTATATACTGCAATCTACAATGCAAAAAGATGTAAAGTCGTTGCATTGTCAGGAACTCCAGTAATTAACTCACCCAATGAAATTGCGTATATGATGAATCTACTTCGTGGACCTATTGAACGAATCACGATGCCTTTTAAAACTATTGTGACATGGGATGAAGCAAAAATCACAAAAGCGTTCCGTGCGATTCCTGAAGTAGATACAATTGAGTTCAATGCAGTAAAGAAGTTCGTGATGGTCACACGTAATCCACCTCAGTTTAGATCAACCTATAACGGTGAAGGTGAGCGTGTTGCAGTTCAATACATGAAGGATTTACCATTTATTCCTCAACCATCGGATTGGGTTGCTTCCATCAAACAAAAAGTAGAAACAGATGTAGGTGGAGGTGAAATTGCTATAGATCGTGTGACCACAGAACAACTTCAATGTCTTCCAACAGACTATGAAGAGTTTGCAAATTTGTTCTTGGATGGATTGAATATCAAAAATCCAATGTTGTTTCGTCGTCGTATTCAAGGATTAGTTTCATATTTCAAAGGTGCTGATGAAAGATTGCTTCCTCGTAGGACTGATATTGAAAACACATTACAAAAAGTAGAAATGTCTAGTTACCAATTCAATCGTTATTTGGAAGTGCGTTGGATGGAAATGAAGATTGATTCAAGGCGTGGTCGTTCTAAGATGAATGAAGACTTAAGTACGTTTCGTGTTCCAACTAGATTAGTCTGCGACTATGCATTGCCTCCTGAACTAGCTATGAAGGAAATCTCTGCTGATGTTCCATCTGAAAACAAGAAACCTGAAAAGGAAGTAGGTGATGTGGTCATACGAAAACTCAAAATAAATCCTGAGAAATACCTTTCTGAAAAAGCGTTGGAATCTTACAGTCCTAAAATGCTTGCCATCTTGAAAAACATCAAAGCGTCCTTAGGTAGTAATCAGTTTATCTACTCTCAATATCGTGCATTGGAAGGTTTGGGTATTCTATCTGCTGTATTGGATGTATCCGGTTGGCAACCCTATAAAATTACTAAACAAGCAAATCAGTGGGTTGAAGATCCAGATATGTTAGATGACCGTCCAGCGTATACGTTTTACACTGGTGAGGAAAATGAAGAAGAGCGTGATTTAACTCGTCAAATTTTCAATGGAGTGTATTCTAAGAACTTTCCATCTTCATTGAAGGAGAGTGTAGCAAAACGACCAAAGAAGATTCTGCAATTACTGATGGCTTCTTCCTCAGGTGCAGAAGGTATTACGTTGAACAATGTGAGACACGTTCACATTATGGAACCTCATTGGACTCCTTCACGACATGACCAAGTTATTGGACGTGCGATTCGTATTTGTTCTCACGCTACTTTGCCATTGGAAGACCGAACTGTCAAGGTAAATTTTTACATCTCAGTGTTTTCAGATGATCAAAAGAAGACGCAAGATGGTCCAAACATCACACCCATTCGGCGTAATGATATGGTGATGAAACGGTATGAAGGAGAACCTGTAGAAACTTTTATGTCCACAGATGAATACCTTTACGAAACTGCTTTCGAAAAGGAACGCATCGGTCAGCGGATTGCATTGTTGTTAAAAGAGTCGGCCATTGATTGTGAGATTCATCGTAAACTCCACGCGAAGGAAAAACCAGTTGTTTCGTGTATGCGTTTTGATTCATCTACGACTGGAGAAGATCTGGCATTTCGTCCGAATATTAAGAATGAAGAATTGGATGCAACAGTTCTTCGTAATACCTCCAAAAAACACCGACGTCTTCAAAAAGTATTGATTAAAGGAATTTCATTGATTTTAGATCCTGAATCAAAAGAGTTGTTTGACGGACCCGCATGGGACGATAATCAGCGTTTATTGCGAATGGGTACGTTAGTTTCGCCTACCTCAATACAATTTCTGAACTAGATATTAAATGGCTAATCGTAAAGTTAGAAAAACTAGAAGAAACAGGCGTCTTTCACGATCAAGATCTCGTAGAATGAAGGGAGGTGCTTGCCCATCTGGAAAGAACCCATGTGTACCTTGTGGTGGAACAGGTAAAATAATATCAACAATGCAAGCAGTATGTGACGTGTGTCGTGGAGGAGGAAAACTTTCTAATGTTAATCCACAAACTCGCGCTGTTACTGTTATAGATTGTCATAGATGTGGAGGGGGAGGTAAAGTAACACGGACACAAACTAATAATTGTATGTCATGTGGTGGTTCTGGATGTCGTTAATCAATCTACTTAATTTCTGATTTAACATCCTCCAACCATGAAGCACACACTTCATCCCATGTTTTGAATGAAAAGTTTCTGGCTTCAGATTTCATTTGATCTAGAGAATTAATTGCAGAATACATTGCATCTGCAACTTTTTTGTAGTCAAACGTTGGAGCCCAAAGTCCAAGAGGCATTGCTCCTGAAAAATAAGTATGATCCGTTGGTGGAATAAACGTACAGACTTTCTCATCCATGAATGAACGATACGTTCCAATGTCTGTAACAATCTGTGGAGCACCAGTATACAAGTGTTCAATTTGACAAAGACCAAATCCTTCTCCATCGGATAAATTTATTCCAAGATCTGCTGCATTGTAAATTTCATTGATTGCAGTATCTGGAAGTGGAGTCTTTGATGTATCCACTAACATTAGACGCTTCATATAATCATCTTTATTCATTCCTTGACGAGCCAATTCTGTTTGAAAAATACGCCCTGCATCGTAATACGAACCATGTTGAGGATTCAATCCTGTAACAATCATCATATAATAAGGTTTTGTTGGATTTCTACGAAGGAGATCAACAAATCCCATAATCGCAAGGTCATGTCGTTTTCGTTGAGTATTTCGATTTGCATTGACAATCAAGATTGATTCAGAATCTATTCCCATAGACTTACGAATCATAGTTCTTGCAGAAGGGTCCATCTTTGTAAACAGTGTCTTATCCACTGCATTCTCTAAAATACGAATTTCTGGAAATGATCCATACTTTGCATACACATCTGCCCAGTATTGTGTGAAGCAATAGATTCGGTCTGCGTTCTTGTTCATTGTCTCAATCAAAGGAGGAGCAATACCTTCATAGACCTGGTCAACATATAACCATAACTTGTAAGAGGACTCTCCCTTCTTGAACTTCATTGCTTCAATAAATCGATGAATAATGAGTGGATCATTGTAAATCATCACTACATCTGGATTGACCATCTCCAAATACTCATGAATTTTGTTGAATCCAAATCCTTCTTCCTTTGGATCTTCGTTTGCTGCTGCATCGTAAGCAACAATTCCAGATGGAACTTTACGTAGATTGCTATTGGATGGATGACGTTGAAATCCAAAATGATAGGTTTTTACCTTAGGAGCAAGGGTTGAAAGTTGCTTGAGAAGATTGAATACAACCTTTGAATACCCAGTTGTTTGATCAACATGCGTGCTTACGAGAACGAACCTCATTAGATAATAGACTCTTTTCCTCTATAAATGACAAATGCAAGTCAACTCTGCACAAGATTATCTGACGAATCAGAAACGACGTATCATTGCTAAATCTCTTTTGTCTTCGCCTCCTCCTCAAAAGCGAAGAACCAATGGTCAATACATTGGAGTCCTTGCAAACAAGTCTGAACGATACACTCGTTTTGTAGGTGGAATTGGTATCAATACAGTAGGACCCGCTACACTTGGAAAAACCTATTCTTCATCTTGTTGCGTACCTGCCAATTCTGCTTCCACGACATATCTGGTCTAAACCATTCTAAGTAGATACTAATAATGCCAGGTGGTCTACTCCAACTTGTTGCGATAGGAGCACAGAATGAACTTGTTAATGGAAGTCCATCTATGACCCATTTCAGAGCAGTATATCGTCGTCATACTAACTTTGCAATGGAGTCTATTAGAATGACTTTTGGGAGTTCAAATTTAGAGTTTTCTCCAACGACTACACGAACTATTTCATGTCGTATTGATCGTTACGCACAAATGCTTCATGATACCTATCTTGTTATTACACTTCCTGATATTTGGTCTCCTCTTTCCTATCTTGGATTGAATATCAGACCTCCTACAGGATACGATCAACGGTCAACTGCAATTGGTTATGAGTTTAAGTGGATTGATAACATTGGATACAACTTGATTGATTCTGTTGAAATTACTGCAAATGGACAAAGTCTTCAACGACTCAGTGGTGAATGGTTGAAGTTCTACTCCTATTTGACACATGATGCGAATAAGCGAGCAATTGTAGAACAGATGACTGGACATGTTCCTGAATTAAATGATCCAGCAAATGCGTATGGACGACTTGGACAATATCCACATGCAGTTGCTCCATTAAATCAACCTGGTGGAATCCCTAACACTAAGATTCCTGAACCTTCTATTCGTTCACGACAATTAATCATTCCTTTGCATTTCTGGTTTGCTGAGAATCCAGGTATGGCGCTTCCTTTAGTGTCTATGCAAAACTCAGAAGTATTTATCAATGTAACCTATCGACCTTTGAATCAATTGTTTACCATTGTTGATGTAAACCCTTCAAGTTCTACCTATGGTCAACGTATTCGGTCTAATGATGGTCTTGGGCGTTTCTTGTCACCTCCTCTTGCAGATGGAACCATCAGTAATCCTAGTTTGTCGACCTTTTTCCCAGATCCGTATTTAGAGGGTAACTTTATCTACTTAACTGAAATGGAGATGGCTCAACTTGCGACTGCAGATCAAACTTTCTTGGTCAAAACTATTAAATTTGTCAACAATCCTGGACAATATGGTGGTAATTCAGACATTGAAATTCCCTTCTTCAATTTAGTGACTCGTATTGTATTTTCAACTCAGCGTTCAGATAAGATTTTGACAAACGATTGGGATAATTACACGAACTGGGATAATCCATATGTTGCTCCCTTTACATCTACAGGTACTGCAAATGATATCTTCTCATCGATTACTCAATCTTCAGAAACACAGACCTTTATGTACTCAAGTGGACAACAACAAATCACTTCTGTTTACCCTCGTGACCCAATTGTCAATGGTCAAATTTTGTTGGATGGAAAAGAACGCTTTTCAGTGAAACCAACTTCTTACTTTTCATTGCTTCAAATGTACAAACACACTACCGGAGATAGTCCAGTTCTACCAGGCGTATACATGTATTCATTTGCTCTCAATAATGATTTGTATCAACCGAGTGGTGCAATTAATGGAAGTATGTTCAACAAAGTCATTCTACGACTTGGATTACAACAACCTCTTCCAACATCACAAGGTGTTGCTTCTCAAGAAACAGTATGTGTATTAAAATCTTCAGTGTTCAGTCCAAATCCAGTGATTATTACTGCAGCACAACTTGCACTAAGAAATCCAGATGGAACCTTGTTGTATCCTCCAGATTCTATTGTATCCGTAGTTCGAAATACAAATGGAGATAGTGTGATCTTTTCATACACCTATAATTTAGGAGTTTACGTAGAATCTATCAATTTCTTACGAATCGTTAGTGGTCTTGCGAATTTCGTGTTTGCTAACTAACAATGGGCATTACAATTAAACGTGCTACGTGGGGTGATGAAAAAGCAACCACAGATATTACTTCTTCAATGGTAGAGAAAGCAAAACCAGGATACCTTGATGTCGTTGCAGATAACAAACTAGTTCCTGCAGTGGATTTATTGACAGGATCAAAAGACATTTCCATCAATGACACAGAAATGGGTGCAATTAAACAGGATGCAGTAAAGAATTGTGGTGGAGCAGAAGATCAGAAATGCGTTGATTATCAAGTCAATATGTTACAGTCCAGTCTTTTACAACAAAAGGTTGCCGAATCTCAATCATCTGCAAATATTGTAACAGGTCGTCGTCTTACTTTGACCTATATTGATCCTAAGGGTGTTGAAAGACAAGTAGCTATTCCAGATGGACAACAAGTGAAGTTTGGTGAAAAACCCACATCATCTTTTAGTCTTCCATCAATCTCTTGGTCTATTTTTACAGGAGTTGGAACTACCTTCTTCTATATTGCTATGGTAGTCCTAGGAGTAGTTCATGTCTATGCAGTTGCTTCAACGTATAGAACATTTGCTGAAATGGGTCTCACCACTGCCAAAGTTGTATTGACTGCAATTGCTGCAATCATTCCACTTTCAGGATTATTGATTACACCAATAGGCGTTGCATACTTACAAAAAGTTCCTCCAAAGGTATAATGTTTCATATCCTGTGGATTGCTGCAGGCGTTATTTTTGGAATGTTGATTGCATGTGTCGTTGTCCCTCCTACTCGGGTCCAAACAACACTTCCAACTCCTCATGATGAAGACCTCTTTCATACAGATACAGGATGTGTCCGAACACATGCGATTGAAGTCCCCTGTGGAGTTGAAGCAGATTCATTGAATCTACTCGCAAGTCTAAACAAGAAGTAATGATAGACATCACAAAAGCGTTGGAACGTGCAGGTCCCTTTTTTTCGTTCATTATTGGACTAGGAATATCAGTCTTATTATTTCATCGTAATTACGATACATATCGCACACTTGCATTGCCTCTACCTGAAATTGAATCTAAGACGGTGAAAGTTGATGGAAAGTGTTACAAGTATCGCGTGGAAGATGCAACTTGCGAAATCCCGTCTCCTTCATAAACAATGGACGATTCAACTTCTCTCGACGCCCTACTTCCTTCGCCTCAACTCCCTCAATCCATGCCTCCTATGGCAGGTGTTTCTGGATCCGATCACATTCAGAGAACACAGATGGCACCCTCTTTCAAACCTAGTCTCCCTATGATGCGTATGATGTGGGCAAATTTGACATTGTATATTTCATTCTTTTTGGCAACTGTGTTATTGTCACTGTCAGCACCTCGTGATTTGCTGTTACGATACATTCCTAACGCATATACCTCAGGAGGTGTTGTTTCTTGGCAAGGAGCAGGTGTTTTAGGTCTTGCAGCAGTGGTTGTATCTCATTTGCTTAACGTATTTCTACTTAGTTTTCTAGGTTAGTTATATAAATGAATAGACTACCTCCAGGTGCCGGTAAAAGAGTGAATGTTGAAGATCTAGTGGTAGGTAATCAATACTATATAATAAACGATTTTAGCAGAAAAATAAATCATATACGTATTATTTCCAAAAAACCTATTTTTGTTCCAGGATATCCTCAAGGAACTAAAACGTTTCGTATAGTTATTGAATCTATAAATCCAAACAAACCATATCCAGATTCATATATGACTATTACAAATCTAGGATACGAACCAGAAAAATTTTACGACGTTACAGAGTATTTCAACCTTATGGATTCAATCAAGAAACAACCTGCTAAGAATGCTAAGGATATTGCTATGGGAGAACTAAAAGCAGTGCCAGGTGCAGTTGATTACGTGGCAACTGAACAAAAGTTTGGTAAGTTTGGTAAGGGACTTAAAACACGTAAGCGAAGACATAGACGTAAGCGCACAATTAGGCGATAAAATGGAAGACATTTAGGCAGAACTGATTAATTCATACAAAATGACTCCTATTCTCTCTGATCAAGATGTTAGAGAACTCATACAACTACGAAACCAACAAGGTAAAATAGAGTTTTCAATCTACTTGAACTCTCTTTTGATGGATTCTGCTCTTAAGAGAAATATTAAATCATCTTTTACAGAATGCTTAGAAGCGAGGATTGATCCTCAAATTGAACTCTGTACTTTGGACAGTACAATGATCTTCCGTTCAATCAAGTTTGACGTTGAAAGTGTTTTGAACGAATATTCACTACTTGAACAACTTGAAAAGTATTGTGGTAAATACGTTCAAGCGTATTATTACGGATCTGAAAACAATAGACTTAAAATTGCTCTAAAGTTTGCTCCTCCTTCTAAGATAGAATCTGAACCATTCACCGATCCAATTTGGGACAGACGTCTAGAGAAGGAGACGAGTTGGTAAATATTTTAATAGACTATAGTAATGAGATACATAAATGCAAACCCTATCGCAGTAGACCAAGATGGTAGTGTTTTTATGTCAAGTTTTCGGAATCGTGTTGTAGATGAAAACAGAAATAATACTATTGTACGATTTCTTGAAGGAATATATGTGTCAATATTTGTAGGTCAATCTCCAAGAGGATCTCAAGATGGAGTTGGAACAGAAGCAACATTTTATGGACCAAAAGGTATCGTATACTTTGATAGATTTTTGTTTGTAGTAGATACTTGGAACTACAAAATCCGTAGAATAAGTGCTGATGGAACTGTAACTACATTTGCTGGTAATGGAACTAGAGAAATTAGAGACGGAACTGGAACTGAAGCAAGTTTTGGACTTATAACATGTATTACAGTAGATCCAACTGGAAACTTATATGTAGCGGATAATGCAGGAACCGTAATACGTAAAATAACATCTGCTGGAGTTGTTACTACGTTGAATATAGACTCAGATGGCTCAGATGTAAATTTACGATTTGATGAAATTAGCTATCTTGCTGCAGACAGATCTGAAAATTTGTATTTTACATCAGATGGATGTCATTGTATCTTTAAACTAACAGGATCTACATTAAGTATTCTTGCTGGAAACAATGATGTAAATGGATATAGAGATGGAACTGGAAATCAGGCAACTTTTAATCAACCTCATGGACTTGTAGTCGGTGGAGATGGAAATATCTATGTTGCTGATTTTAATAATAATCGTATTCGTAAGATTACCCCTGCAGGTGTAGTGACTACTGTAGCAGGTGATGGAAATCAAAGAAATACAGATGGTGTAGGAAGACGAGCCTCATTTAATGGACCAATGCATTTAGCATTTCATGGTCGTGATCGTAATATTCTTCATGTTGTAGAAGGTGATGATGTTGATCTTGCAATTCGCATTGTAAATATACGATCAGGATCTACTGGAACATTGTTTAGAGCTGAAGATGAAGAAGAAGAGGAAGAAATTCCTCAGCCACCTCCACCTCAAACTCCACCTCCACCTCCAGATTATCTTACACCTCCTGAGAATCCTCCTTTAAAAGATATTACAAAAGGTTCAAGTGATGCAATTTCATCAGACGATATTGAAGAAGGTTCAGTTGTAGGACAGATTGTAGGAAAGTTTTTAGGTTCAGAAAAAGAAGGAGAAAGAATACCAGCAGACGAAGAAGAAACGATTGCTAAATCAAGTTATTACTTACCTAACTCATTAAATAACTTATGGTCTCAAGGACTATCAAAGTTCATAGATCCAATTACGCGAAAACCCATTATAAATGTAAAGTGGTATACAGCTCATTTAGTGGATGCAGGTGGTCGTAAAAAGACGAGAAAGTCCAAGAAGTCCAAACGTATTACATTCCGTAAAAAACGAAATCAGATTCGTAAATCAAAGAAATCTCGAAAGTAACAATGACTCCACACCAATGTTCAGCCTGTCGTGTGTTTATTCACGACACTCTGAGCGTTCCCATTTCTAAAGATGAACTGTACTATGGATATTACAATCTGAAATGTATACCTAAACTACTCCCCGAATTGATTCCAGAATTTCAAAGACTTGTGTCTAACCATCGTTTTGATTTGGGACAAGTTCCGTTAAGAAAACATACAACCTATATTGCGATACGACTGATTGAAGAAGGATTAGTGAAACGAAAGGGTATTTCTTTTCATGGAGAAATCACAAGTTCAAAACCATTAATCATGGCACTCCAATGGATTTATTACTATTTTGAAAAACTCAAACATCTCAGAGCAATTCATCATAGTCATTCCGGAGGATACAAAGAATCTCCTCCTGCTCCCTTACCTGTTCACATTCTTCTTAGATACGAAGACGCGGGATTTGTCTCGATTAAAGACAACATGCTTTAACTAAGTAATGTTCCTCCAACCTAACTATATGGCTGAACCACCTGCATGGTTCTATCCTCGCATATTGGTTGGAGCAGGTGAAATGTTAACTCCTTCATTTTGTTCAAAATATAAAATTACACACGTTATCAACTGTGCATTTCCAGAAGATTCACCTGCTTGGTTTAGAATGCAAAATCCTACACGCTATCTAGGATTGAGTGCAGAAGATTCAATCACTGTGAATATCCTCAAATGGTATCCTGCGTTTGAACAAGCGTTATCCACCTTTTTACGTGAACCTAACTCTGGAACAGTGTTTGTCCACTGTCAATGCGGTATTAATCGCTCTGCATTCTTAGCGCTGACCTATATTACGACTCATTTTTCAATGCCGTATGATTCTACCTTCGCACTCTTAAAAAAGCAACGACCATGTATGTTTACAAATCCAGTCTTCAGGAAGCAGACAGAAACATTTGTAAATGGATGTGTTCCGAATTCGTAAAACGAGAGAGGTGGGAAGTACAGGATCGTCAATGGGAACTTTAGATTCAATTCATCAAGACCAAGTTCGAGGGTTATATACTTCGGAGATACAACGGGATGAATTGACTCTTAAACTTAAGACATTGCAAGAACAACGAGAAACATTGAGTAATTCAAATGAACTTACTGAAATTGTTAAGTGTTCGCAAATTGACCGACAAATTCAAGAAGTCGAAGATGAATTATCAAAGAGCAATCCAGTGGAAGAATACTATATGAAAAATGTAGATATTCTGCTAGACTATTATGGTAAGGAAACCTCTAGTGTTACACAGTCTACTCCTCTTCCTAAAGACGCACACACATTCATGAAATTCTTTTCAGCAAATACACCTGCAGTGGATACAGGATTATCCAAGAAACAGATCTTTGATGAATATGTGACTCGTATGAAACTAAGTAATGGTCCAGAAGCAACACAGTTATTGACTGAACACTGTCCTGGATGTAATGTTGCACGTGAAGAAATCAGTTCAGAAGGTATTTTAGTCTGTCCATCATGTGGTTCTGAAGAGTATGCATTAGTTGTTTCAGATTTTCCAAGTTTCCGTGATCCACCCAAAGACCGAAACAATTACGCATACAAAAAGATCAACCATCTCAATGAGATTTTGAACCAGTTCCAAGCAAAGGAATCTACCATTATTCCCGAAGAAGTGATGAATGAAGTGATTCTTGAAATCAAGAAACGTAGGATTGATAATATTGCCGATATGTCTGAAGAAGACATACGTCAGATTCTGAAAAAGTTAGGACGATCCAAGTATTACGAGCATCGTGCACATATTTTGAGTAGGTTGAACGGTAATCCTCCACCAACCATTACCCCAGAAATTGAGGAAAAGGTTCGTGCAATGTTTCAGGAAATTCAAGCGCCATTCTTGTTATATTGTCCAAATGACCGAACGAACTTTTTGTCGTATTCCTACATTTTGTACAAGTTCTTTGAGTTGCTAGATTTGGATGAATACAAAGTGTTCTTTCCATTGTTGAAATCACGCGACCGATTGATTGCTCATGACACAATCTGGGCAAAGATTTGTGATTACCTGAACTGGGAGTTCATAAGATCTGTATGAGAGCTTCATCACGTTTTTGCTTTGCTTCTTCTAATGTTTTTGCCCTTCCAATGTTAGTTGTTTTTTTGTTAAAAGTGAATGATATCTTATATGTTTTTCGTTTGGGTTCCCAACATATTCCATACATTTCATCATATCGATTATGTGTGTTCATTCTATTTTCGCTATCGGTAACCCATCGTAAGTTTTCTGACCTATCATCTGAACGATTTCTGTTAATATGATCTACTTCTGGTTTATTGTCATTATTAGGGACAAAACACTGTGCAACAAGACGAGCTTTTCGTTTATTAATTGGAATTCCATCTTTATAGACTGTTATAGAATGATATCCATCTGAATTACAATATGATTTTAGTATACGCCCCTTTGGACCTCTAACATTACCTAGATTTGAACAGTAGTATGTAGTATACTCTGGATGTTTCTTCCACTCCTCCATTGTAGTATATGTGGGAGTTTTCTATAAATGTAAAATACACTTTATTTATTCGGAGCGTTTAAATTACGATCCAATAAGGCTCGTAAAACTCGTCGCAGAGTATAATAAATGCCTAGTTTGGAAAAGCAGATTAAGACAGCAGAGAAGAAACTTGAAGCAGCAAGGGAGAAACTTAAAAAACTCTTTCCAGGCCAGTCAGATAGAGACATTAAAAATCTTATGGTGTACAAGGATGAGAAAGAAGACCCTAAAAAAGCAAGCGCTTATCAAACGGTGAAAGACCTTGAATCAAGAATCAGGTTCTTAAAACAGAATGGCGGAACTCGTCGTGTAAAGCGAGGCTCCAAGAAAACTCGCCGTCATTAATCCTGATCCTTTGGTAAACTCATTAGACCGTAGAGAACACCGAAAAAGACTAATGTATGAAGCATGAATCCAAACGCTGTAGGGCATCCATTGACTGCAACTCCTGCGATCAATGAATTCACAAAGCGAAATGTAACTGGGTTCGCCACAAGGAAAAACGCAAGAGCAGAATACAACGAATACTTAAACTTCAATCCTTCAGACTTAACTCCCATTTATAGTAGTTATAGAATTAGAATATTTCGAACGAAGTGAAGACTATGAATTTGTGGAGTGTTTAGACTCTTTCAGAACGTTTGAAGGGTAGTTTTTTATTAGTTATAATTCCTCCCCATGAGTTAGGAATAGTCTTTGATGGAACTGAACATCTCTCGCTGTACTTAGTGTATTGTGGATTTTGATCACAGAAATCTTGAAATTCATATATATTTGTGAACTCTAGAAACTGAGTATCATTGTTTATACTTATATAGTATCTAGTAACATTGTCTTGATAATGTGGGATTGTAGAAATTACTTGATATGGCATTTTGATATGAAAAAGGTTAATTTATTGATTTAGATATCCATTTTAAATTGGATAACCTTCTACATGAGATCTCGCATAGCATTCAGAAGAATAATGTCCTGAACGTCCACATTTATAACAGTTTCCTGATTTCTTTGGAGATTCGTAGATAACTTCAGTTTGTTTCTTCTTACATGAACGTTCATGAACTCTACATCCATATTCTGTTGTAAATGTTCTTTCATGACAGTAATCACATCCCCAAAACATCTGCTCTTCCTCCTCTTCCTCTTCTTTTTCAACTTCCTTACATCTAGTTGCAAAATGTCCAGTTTGACCACATTTGTAGCATGTATCTTTACTACTGTTAAGTTCAGTGTTTAAAACTGACTTTACTGATTCAGATAGAGATGTTTGTGTATAAGCACCTCCTCTCACATTTTCAACTCCATACTTCTTCATGTAATCTTTAGTTACATTGTTCTCATCATGGTCATTAATCAGTGGACGGCATTCAAGAATCTTCTTAGGACTATAAAGTTTTGTCCATACAGATCCATTACCTGTCTTATGTTGATTGAATCGTTTCATTACATCAGTAGTTTTACCAACGTAATACTTATTATTTGCAAGTTCTAATACATATATTTGTTCCATTGTAAATTAATCATCACCTACTATCTAAGTTTTACGCAAAATTAGATCCATTTTTCATGAACTTACTTCTGCTCCAACCTTGAAACTCGTTCCAACAAGTCTTTCAGAACAATCAATACTGGTTCAATCATCAAGATCTTCTCTTGGTCATACTTTCGGGCAAGAGGTAGATTGTTTGAATAACTATTTCGTTCAACCGCCTGTTTCTTGAT